CCTATATATATGTGTGAGTTTGTACGTGCAATACCAGATGCCTTCATGCTGCCATTTGAGGATGGTATAGTTAAATGGCCACACGATCTAGCGTTACCAGTCTTGACCACACATGGAGCAATAAGTGTGGCAAGGTTAGGTAATACGTTACCTTTCTCAAGAGAGTTAGGCTGGGAGGTTGATGGTGGACAACAGTATAACGCACAGTATTACTACAGTTCACATACTCAAGTACAGGATGGGGCAAATTTCAGACTAGTGAATTGGCCAACTCCAAGACAGACCAATCTACCGCAGAATCCAAATCAAATAGCATTCCAAGTATTGCCAGCACCTCTTGATATGTTCATGAGGCCTGGATTTATGAATACTACTAGATTTGAAGAATATGATAATTATGCATTTGGAGTAGAACGTGGTCAAAGAATAAACGTGTGGGCTGAAATAGCTACCAAACGGCCAAATGTAACAGTCACAGTTAGACCAGCAAGTTTGACAACATTTGTACCAGAGGGAGCTCGTAGATATGCATATAACACTCCTGCATACATAGCTATGCCTAGTGCGAGATATGACAATATAGCTATCTTGTCATTGAACAGGCCAATAATTGGTGTGCCAAACTATTATGAAGAACCAAGAGATAGAGTAACAAGCGCACCAACAAGGCTGTTAGCTGGACCAGCTAGTGAAGCTAATGATAATCGAGCAGCTGAGGGTACTCATGGAGCAGCGGCCTTTAAAAGCATTAGTACAACTAGGGATCGTAAAGCCGGAATTAAGTCTCGAAAGATAGCTGCTGCTGTACCAACAGATATGAGATTCACTAAAGGTGAGAAGGCTATGCGAAGCATTAAGAACATTTACACTAGTGATGGCAGGATACCAAGTGGTAATTCCCAAGAAAAAATGTCAGCCGTAATGGATAAGCTCAAGAGGAATATAGCTGCTGATAAGCTAAGTGAAGAAAGGAAAGCTGCAAAATTAGCTAGTGAGCAATTCAGAGATAAAAATACAACACCATATATACCAAGAGGAGAACACACAAAGCGAAACTATGTAAATAAGAGATCTCATGAGGGTTTGGATGTTGAAGCGGCTATTGGGGGTGATTTTGGCTGGAAGCACGTAGATAACCCACCTTATTCTGAAGGTCAGAAAGATATTAATAATAGAAATAAGAAAGCCTTAGATGAAGGTAAAAAAGAATGGAAGGAGAAAAAGAAGGAAATAAAGAAACAGTTTCTCAAAGATTTTGATGATGAGAACGAAGGTTCTAGTCACAGATTAGCTGATGATAAATTATCTACTGTTGAAAGAGAGAAGAAGCTGCAGAAGTCAGGGGAAGAGAAGAAAGAAATAAAACGGGCTAAAGGCTCGGACGATTCTATAACCAATATGACTAATAGTCTACTAGCAATGGAAAGTGGAGTTCCAGTGTTAGTAAGAGCAGATGATCCTTCAAACTAATTTGGCTAGCTGTGTTACGGCACAGTCTCAGTGAAGCCAAATATAACAAGGTCCGGAGTAAAATTAGGATAACCATATCGCCTTCTCAATTAGAAGAGTTTGAACTGGCCTATGACAAAGGACTAATAACAGAAAAGCAGATATCAATGTATAGATTGCTGTTTGATCCAACCACTATTGATCCTATAGATTATAAAAACCTAGGTATTAATCCATGGGATGAATGGCTGAGCAAATATCAGATGAAGACAGATGATTTTAGCCAAACTCTGCAAAGAGGCTTTGATGCCGCTTTTTTGTTGGAGAAGATAGTGGAAAGACTGAAACCTGTGCCAGAAACAGCAATTAAACATTCTAACATTGATTTGAGATCATGCTTTTTAGCATTAAAACCTGTTGTAGCAAAAGAACAAATGGAAATGGTGCTATCGATACTATTACATGCTAATAATCTGACAGAAGCATCAGCAACATGTTTCTTGATAGCTATGACATCAGTTAAAACAAGTACTGAAATTATAAACTTTCTAGCTAGGACACAAGTCTTATCAATTGAGAGTGAATCAGAGATGGTTGAAGCTCTAGGTGAAGCTCACAACATAGTTAAATTGACACAGACATGGTTTGACGGAAGATATTTGTCCGATGAAGAAGCATGTATGTTACAATATATCAAAGAGTTGGTTAGTCGCCGAGACTTCGAAGGAGACATCTGGAAAGATGACATTTATCAAAGGTTAAGAGAAGGACCCGTTAAAAGAGTGTTTAGATATGACCCATCGAGGAATTATCTGATCGGTAATTCAAAAATGTTCACGACGATGTTGCATGAAGAAGTAGATGAAATAATCACGAGTATCATGAACAAGTGGTTGAATAGTTTGAAGACGTTCCAAGAATTTTGGGATGAGAGACACACATGGGTTGCCAGTGGAGCAGCACCTAGATTCAAAGTAGAGATTCCTGAGCGAATCTATAATAAGGATATAGGCGAAATGGAATATACTGGCAAAGTTAACAAATACAGATTAAATAAGAGAGCAGCATTTGAGCAAGTTAAGTTTGAAGAAGTAACGGAAGAATTGAAAGGTAAGCCCTATATTTATTCTACTGGTGCAGCTAAAAGAG